CGACAACACCGTCAGGACGATGGTTGAGCCAACGGCACGCTTTGCGTTAGCGACGCTTGAACCCGACATGACTACGCCTCAATCTTCCGGTAGTGACGAATCTGATAAATCATCACCGGCATGATGGCGAGCATCAGGATGATGAGTTCGTTGATTTTCTCGATGCCAGCGCCGTACTGGGCCACCTTCTGCGACCATCGGTTCATCAGCGGCTGGTACTGGATGGAGAGGGCCACACCCGAGGTGTTGGAGATTGGCTGGACCTGGCCCAGAGCGGTCTCTGGGATGTTCATAATCTCGTGCATGGAGCGCTTGAGGAGTTCCAGGTACTGGAGCGCGCCCTGGATGCCCTGCGCGCCGCCCTCGAGGTTGAAGACCTGCGCGTCCTTGGGCAAGCCGCCCCAGACCTTCTTCGCGCCCTTCTCCAGGTTCGACGCCTTCGCGCCCGTGATGATGGTGATGGGCGACGCGTGGTAGTTCACGATGTCCGCGATGTCCGTGGAAATCTCGTTGTAGGCGCGGTTGATGGTGATGATGTCGTGAGCGTCCGCGAGGCCCCAGGGGGAGCCAGCGACGGGGATGTTGGGGATGTGCACCACGGGGACGACGCCCATGGGATTGGGACGGGAGTCAATCAACTCGTCGTTGATGTACTCCTCGATGACGTCGTCGGTGAGGATTTCCGTGTAGGTGAACACCTGGCGGGTGCCCTCGAGGGAGGTGCCCCAGAAGCGGTACTTCTGCTTGAAGCGCAGCAGGCGCGTGCGGTCGTGCGGGTGGAACTCGGGGAAGCAGAAGGAGGAGTTCAACGGCAGGATGCGGACGCGGCCAGGATGCACGCGACCGATGGTGTCCTGCCAAGGCTCCTCGTAGGCGACCTTGACGAACACGTCGCCAGTGATGCCGCCAGACTGCGCCATCTCCAGGAGGACGCGCATCTTGTCGTTGTCCACTTCCCAGACGCGCTCCAGGCGGTCGGGGATGATGGCCTCGGTGGCCTTGGGGCTGCGGAAGTGGACGCCCTTGCCGAAGGTGAAGCGGGCGAGGAAGTCATTGAAAGCGCGGTAGTAGTTGACCGCAATCTGCATCTCGCCCTGCTCGCGGCGGTATCCCCAGTGGTGACCGAGGTACATCGCCCAGTTCAGGGAGTAGCGGTTGAGGCGAGGACCGTGGACCTCGAACTCCTCGTCAGCCAACTCGACAAGGCCGAGCGGCGAGATGGAGATGGTCAGGTCGGAGGAAGCCGCTCTATATGACGGCGGACTGAAGTCAAGGTAGGACATTAGTCTTTATCCTTGCCTTTTTCCTTCTTCTCCAAATCCTTGCGCTTGCCAGACTCGAACTTCTTCTTCTGCTCTTTGCCGCGCTTGGTCTTGTCGCTGGTCTCTACGAACTGCCCGCCGTGGTCCACGTACTGCTTGTGGACCCAATGGCTCGCTGCTGGGGACGGATACTTAGCGAACTTGGCCCGAGCCTGGGCGGTGATAATCGCCCACAACTTCGGGTTAGCAGGTTTGGTTGCCATTGTTTCTCCTCGATAAACCGTACCCGCCTCCCCACCCAGGCTCTAACTGGGCTGGGGAGGTCGGGTCGGCGTCTTACTAGTCCTGGACGACGGTCGGCGACAGGCGCTGCGTGCGGCCGCCAGAGCGGACAGCCGTCTCGATGCGCTGCTCGGCGTAGTCCGTGAACGAGCCGTGCGCGAACTCGCCGAGGAACGTCGGTGCCTCGACCCAGGCGGCGGAGCCGACGTGGGCGCGCTCAGCGAGCGTCTCCGCGGCAGGCTTCTGCCACACGGGGGCATTGCGGTTCGGGCGGCCAGGCGCGGCTGCGTAGCCAGAGAACATACCCTTCTGGAAGTCAGTGGGGATGTCGGTGTCGGTGGCGACACCCTCCTCGAAGCGAAGCGGGCCACGACGAACGGGGTTGTCCGCGCCCTTCAGTTCGTAGACCTGCGGTGCGCGCTCGGGGAAGCGCGGTGCGGGGGCGATACCCATGTGGGGACTCCTTAGAGATAGATGGAAGGCCATTCCGAGAGAAAGTCTCTCGCATTTCCAGGGTTTGCGTTTGCTGAAATCGAAACTTTGTTTAGGCAGGACTAGAAGAACGGGTTGCCGCTGACCGTGACCTCTGGCATGACCAGTTCCTGGGTAAGCGAGCAGGCTATGGCCAATGAGTCCACGAAGTCGTCGTGGGCGTAAGCCTCGTCTGGGGCCGCGACCAGGAAGTTGGGGCCTTTGTACTGGACCTCGGCGTCCACCATCTGCTGGTAGAACCGCTTCCAGGTGCGCAGACGGCGGGTCTTGGCATGGGCAGGCCAGGAAATCATCCTTCTCTGGATAAGGGCCTGCAGGTGCTTCC